GAATTAAGTTTAGCGGTGATTAAACAACAAATTCCAGTAGAGTTTTGGCAACAATTAACCAGTATTAACTTCCAAGGTAGCACAGGCGATGCATTAGCATACCCTGATCTTGTAGAATTAATACGCTACATGAAACAGCACACGCAAGCACAGTTTAGTATACACACAAACGGTGGACTCGGATCGCGTACAACATGGCAAGGGTTAGCAGAAATATTAGATGCTGACGACAAAGTCATATTTGGCATAGACGGATTAGCCGACACTAATCATTTATACCGTGTGGCTGTAGACTTTGCTACTGTGGTTAAAAATGCAACAACATTTATTACAGCAGGTGGTACAGCACATTGGCAATATATCACTTTTAAACACAACCAACATCAAGTTGCCGAAGCTGAACAACTAAGCAAAGATTTGGGCTTTAAGAGTTTTTACCTGCGTACTTCTGGCAGATTCACTAATACCAACTACCAAGACGTTTATGCCAACGGTCGAGTTACACATCGCATTGAGCCCAGCGACATTTCATTTGAGCAACCTATACACTTTGAACATAGACTTAAAAGTGATATTAAAACAGCTAAAATTTCTTGCGAAGCTATTCATACTAAATGGGTCGCTATCTACGCAGACGGCACAGTATGGCCTTGCTGTCATTTAATGGGTTGGCACCAAACACACACTCATAACATTTCTAAATTAATTAATCGTAAGCTAGATGATGTTATAGAAGATTATACAAACATAAGTTTGCACACACATACCTTAAACGAAATTATTAATAGCCCGGTGTTTCAAACAAATTACCCCACTAGTTTTGATAGCGCACAGCCTATTCCGGTGTGCGTAAGTCACTGTAGACAACAATGAACGTAAAAGAATTAAGAACTGAATTAGAAAAAGACTACACCTTATTGGTGTTTGCTGACTTTGCAGAAGTTAGCCATACGCCAACAGCCGCTTATAAATTATTAGAAAGTATACGCAAGGATACGTTTGCTGACCGTGAGCGTATTGTGTTTTACGGCAACTATCCAGACATAGAATTAGTTAACCACGTAGCTAAAGCTAGAGAGTTATTAGATATTGGTGAGTTCTTTTGTATTTGGCAAAATGAAATAACAGATGCACTAGCACCGGGCACTGGATATCGACTTGCTGATACTGTGTGTCCGTTGCTGTGGAGTCATTTAGAAATCAGGCACACCGGTGACGTGTACCCGTGCTGTGTTAATACTGTACCTGTTGGCAACGTAAACGAAAGTTCATTAGTTGAAATATTTAACAATGATAAAATGGATTTGTTACGTAAACAAATGTCTACGGGTGGACGTCCAGACAGTTGTGACCATTGTTGGCGTTTAGAAAAACAAGGGTTGTCAAGCAATCGTCAATGGCACATGGGCAAGAATGCTCAAGATTTTAATTCACGGTGGTACGATGATGTACAAATTCGCAGTTTAGACTTAAAGCCAAGTAATACTTGTAATTTTAAATGTCGCACTTGTAATCCTAGCAATAGTTCATTGATTGCGGCAGAAACCAAACAATTTAGTGCTATCCCAGTTGAAGTAGAAAGATGGGATGGATATAGAGAGTACACTTGGAAAGAATTGGATAACCTATTGCCCACTATAGAAAATTTAGACTTTTTTGGTGGCGAGCCGTTTTTATTAAAAGAACTACGCACCTTTGTACAAACAGCCGTTGATACTGATCATTGCAATCATATACGATTGCACTTTAATACCAATGGTAGTGTGTATCCAACAGACATAATTGATAATATACAAAAATTCAAAGAAGTTGACATAGCCATAAGCATAGATGACATTGGATCTAGATTTGAACTGACTCGCGGAGGCACATGGTCTGATGTTGAGGCCAACATACTCCAATTTAAAAAGCTAGAATCAGACTCATTTAAGGTTTATATCTTTCCCACAGTTAACATACAAAATGTATTGTACCTGGATCAATTGATTGCCTGGGCCGAACAAAATCAACTGGTATACAAATTTAATTTTCTTGAGTTTCCACGGTATTACAATATCAATTCAATGACCGAGCAAGCACGTGATTTGGTTGTTAGCAAATACCACGACTCGTCCAATACACAACTACAAGCCCTGGCCAATCGTGTTAAAAACTCTGCTGGCAGTGACGGCAAGATGTTTGTCAAACAAATGAAATGGTTTGACTATATTCGAAATCAAAACTTTGGTAGTACTCACAACGAAATTGCCCGAGCCATGGGCTACGACTTGCTTTCTCCATGACACTTGTAGTATAATAATAATCTATGTTCAAAATTAAAACTTTAACCGTTAAGAATTTTATGAGTGTGGGTAACTCTACACAAGCAGTAAACTTTGATCGTCAAGACTTAACATTGGTACTAGGCGAAAACTTGGACCTCGGAGGAGACGATTCGGGTGCCAGGAACGGAACAGGTAAGACCACAATTATTAATGCGTTAAGCTATGCCATGTACGGCAATGCTCTTACTAACATTAAGAAAGATAACTTAATCAACAAGACTAACCAAAAGAACATGATGGTCACAATTGATTTTGAAAAAGACAGTATCAACTACCGCATTGAACGTGGACGTAAGCCCAACACAATGAAGTTCTTTGTTGGTGATACAGAAAAAGAAATTACTGATGATGCCCAAGGAGACAGTCGCGAAACACAAGCAGAGATAGAACGTATGCTAGGCATGAGCCACGACATGTTCAAGCATATTGTTGCGCTCAATACTTATACAGAACCGTTTTTAGCACTTAAAGCAAATGAACAGCGTACTATCATTGAACAATTATTGGGCATTACACTATTGAGTGAAAAAGCCGATAACTTAAAAGAACAGAACAAAGCAACTAAAGATGCGATACAACAAGAAGAATTTCGCATTAAGGCTGTAACTGATGCTAACGTTCGTATACAAGAGCAAATCGATTCATTGAAGCGTAGACAAACTTTATGGAGCACTAAACATGCAGAAGAAATACAGAAACTACAAACGGCGATCGAAGAGCTACAGAGAATTGACATTGCGGCCGAAATTCAAGCACACTCGGCGTTTAAGACTTGGGATCAAACCCGAAAGGACATCAACGAACTATCGTCGGCGATTACGAGATCCAAGATGGATCTTGGTCGAGAAGAAAAGGCTATTGCCAAAACATCAGCTGAACTTGTTTCGCTGGAAAATCATACGTGTCATACCTGCGGGCAGGAATTCCATGACACGAAGCACCAACAAGTACTGGGACAGAAGCAGAAAGACTTATCAACAGCAGAAGAGAATCAGAGAACCCATGCTACCATGTTGGCTGAACTACAATCAGCTCACGATGGGTTGGGCAAACTAGGTCCGAGACCCGAAACATTTTATGACAAAGAAGCCGATGCTATCCATCACCAAGCTAGTGTAGATAATTTAATTACTCAGCTTACATCTAAATTAGATGATACTGACCCTTATGCAGAACAAATTGTTGAAATGCAATCTACAGCAGTGGAAGAAGTTACGTACGATGTAATAAATGAGCTTACCAATATCAAGGAACATCAAGAGTTCTTGTTAAAACTGTTAACCAACAAAGATAGCTTTATCCGCAAACGTATCATTGATCAAAACCTAAGTTACTTAAACGCACGATTGGGACAGTACTTAGATCGCATCGGTTTGCCACATACTATTAAGTTTAACAACGATTTAACTACAAGCATCACAGAGTTAGGCAGAGATTTAGACTTTGACAACTTGAGTCGCGGTGAACGTAATCGTTTAATCTTGTCACTGAGTTGGGCATTCCGTGATGTATGGGAAAGTTTGTATCAACCAATTAACTTGTTGTTCATCGACGAGCTAGTAGATTCGGGAATGGATAGTAGCGGCGTTGAAAACTCACTGGCTATCCTTAAGAAGATGTCTAGGGAAAGTAACAAGAGTATTTGGTTAGTATCACACAAAGACGAACTTAGTGGGCGTGTAAACAATACGCTACACGTAGTTAAAGAAAATGGATTTACAAGTTACAACACCGACATCGAAATTACTTAATCACAATCGCATACACATTGAGATTAGCAGTAAGTGTACATTAAAATGTCCGCGATGTCCCCGTACGGAATTAAAACCCGAGCTAGTAAACAGAGAAATTAGTCTACCAGAGTTTCAGCGGGCATTTACTGCCGACTTGTTAAAAGAAGTACACGAAATAGTATTTTGCGGCGACATTGGCGACCCAATATATGCACGAGACTTTTTAGAAATTGTACGTTACATTAAGACATCTAGATTTAATACCAGTTTGGTTATTGTTACCAACGGTAGCTATAAGTCTGAACTGTGGTGGACCGAATTAGGATCACTGCTAGGTCGTAATGACAAAGTTACGTTTAGTGTTGATGGGTGGAATCAAGAATCAAACGAGCGGTACAGAGTAAACAGTGATTTTAAAAGTATTATTGCAGGTGCAAAAGCATTACGGGCGGCAAGTGCCTGTTCAATGAACTGGTCTGCAATTTATTTTAATTTTAACGAAGATAAAATGCCTTGGATACAGGATTTAGCACAAGATTTAGGATTTGATACATTTGAAGCTGTGCTTAGTTCAAAGTTTGACGGTATGTATTTGATAAATGGCATTGACCCATTGAAACCAATACGTGGGTACGTTGCTAAAAGTAGCAAGTACGAAGTTCATACAGTTAGTTTAACCAATCATATTCCCATTGTGTTTCATAATACACGTGAACGACATCCGTGGGCTCGTTGTGCCAACGGCACTAAAGAAATGTTTATTAATGTTGATGGATTAGTATTTCCGTGTCCTTGGTTTAATAGTGGCTACATGGAAAACGACTTTGTAGACAAGTATCGCGACCAGTTAAGTATTAAAAATCGTACACTTAAAGAAATACTAGATGATCCTTTGTGGAATGAGATGTACACCAGGTTTGAAATTGCTCCATTGCCTATTTGCTTATTGAAATGTAAAAATGCCCAATAAAGATATATTCTGCAACATTCCGTGGTACGAGCTACATATCAATCATGATGGTAGTTACGATCTGTGCGGCTGTATGAGCGAGCTTATTACACAAACAGATCAGGGCAAAGAGTGGAACATCTTTAATTACCCTGTAGAGGAATACTGGCAAAGCCGTCGTTTACGTGACGAACGATTAAGTAAGTTAGGTGACGTGCCTAATCCTGCTTGTGGTGTTTGCCAACATCAAGATCAATTAGGTAGTCATAGCAAACGTATTAAAGAAAACTTAAAGAGTGTATTGTTTTACGATCGAAACTTTTATAAGAGTTTTGAACAAAGCCCACACAAGGCCGCATTTGATTACAGCCTCGACAATGACGGCGCTACTGTTACTCGACCTGTTAGTTACCATTTGAGCTTGGGCAATGAATGTGACTTAGCCTGTGTGATGTGCAGTCCTAACAGTAGCTACAAACTTGCCAACGACTATAAAGCATTGGGGTGGATTACGGATTCACGCAGATTAAATTGGACAGATGATCCTGTAATATGGAATAACTTCTGTCAAACACTACTTGCTACTGATTTAGTCAGCCTACATATTATCGGCGGCGAACCTACTATAAACAAGCGATTTACACAACTAATTGACTTGTTTGTTGCCAATAACCGCACCGACTTTAGCTTTAGTTTTACTACTAACTGTATGCACAATATAGATCACTTGTGGGATAAATTAAGTAAATTTAAACGAGTTGAAATTGGTATGAGTGTAGAAAGTATAAACTTTTCCAATGACTATGTTCGATATGGTGGCAGTATTGATACTATATTAAGCAATATAAAACATTTTAAAGCCACTGCACCAAAAAATGTAGCGTTTGTTGTGCGTACTGTGCCTACGTTGCTGACCATTAATTACTATAGTCAGTTAATTGATTGGTGTTTAGACAATGATTTTTTAATAGACAGTTATTTTGCAACAGATCCAAAATGGCAACAGATTAGATTGTTGCCCGATTCTATAAAGATGCAGTTACAAACAGAATTTCAAATTCAACTTGATAATTATGTATCGCTAAGTGCGTGTCGTATAACAGGATTGACTAATTTTAGAAATCAGGCACACGTAATAGAAAATTTAATATCTGAAATACGTGCCGCCATTGCTAGTTTAGCATTAGGCAATCAAGACCCAGACCTTATAGCCGAGAGTGTGTTAAAATTCAAGCAACTAGACACTATGCGTAACAACAACGTAGTTAAGAATTTTCCAATGCTACAAACTTATTTTGAATCAAATGGTTACTAATTTACAATTTGCTATAACACTAAAACCTGTTGGGTATGAAAATACTTGGCCCGAGTTTTATCTTAAAATAGATGAAGAATTACAAGACGTAGGTGTGTTAACCGAAGAACGGGCGTATAATTTTGATGTTGAGCTAGAGGATGGCGCACATTGTATTACTGTTGGGTTTACTAACAAAGAAGATGCCGACACTATAGCCATAGACAATGAAATTATTGCCGACAAAGCTATTATAGTTGAGAACATTACAATAGAGGGATACGAGTTTAAAGATTTTTTGTACAGGGGTGTTTACTATCCCGCAGGTAGGTGGCATTCGAACAGCAATTATTTAAGTTGGAACGGCGAGTGGAAGTTAGAGTTTACTACTCCAATTTTTACTTGGTTACATCAAACACAGCATTTGGGTTGGATTTACGAGAAAAATTTGTGATATTGTGTAATTGTCATAATTACTATGCATGTCATGGATTTACGAAAATACTCAAGTAGAAACTTTACCCGAAGATTGTGTTGGTTTTGTTTATTTGATCACAAATAACCTAACCGGCAGGAAGTATATTGGCAAAAAATTAGCAAAATTTAGTAAAACCACCTATAAAATGGTTAAACTAAAAAATGGTAACAAGAAGCGTAAAAAAATTCGAGGTAAAACAGATTCAGATTGGCAAACATATTATGGCTCTAGCCCAGAACTAACAAAAGATGTGTTAGAATTGGGCGTTGAAAACTTTAGCAGAGAAGTACTCTTTTATTGTAAATCAAAATCAGAATGTAGTTATATTGAAGCGAGAGAACAATTTGCTCGCAGAGTATTAGAAAGTAACGATTATTATAACGGACACATACAAGTTCGTGTACATGGCTCACACATTATCAACAAGATATAGTTCTTCAGACAACAAGTCTAATTAGTAAAATCACCCAAACAGTATTGGCTCGCACAGGCTTAAAAACGTGTGCTCACGACAACTCGATAATAAGAGGGACGGAAGTCTTGCCGCTGTAGCAAGCACTCAATCACTATCCTTAACAGGACGAAGATCGCAAATGCTTGCGGTTTAGATGTTTGAAGATAAAGAATAAGCAAAATGAAGGGATAGTATTCCCTACGTTTATG